AGCGATTGTCTCTAATCCTTTTCCCTTTGAAAACCATCATAACCCTGGCTTATACACTCTTATAATTCATGTTTCTTCAGGCAATAGGTGTCATTTAGACCTTTAGTGGCCTATAGCATAAATATGTCAGTGTGAGATCAAGTATGCAGAACCTATGTTTCAGAGTTGGTCTTCTCCGGCCTACCCACGCTTAGGGTAATCGTTTGCCACTATCACCTGCTTTATCCACGGTCTCAATGTCAGACCTCACACACACTTCACAGTTTACGTCTGCCGTTGTTCTCCCCGACGACGAAGCAAGTACGTCCATATACCTCAAAATACAAAGGTGTATGCGTGTTGACTGTGGCTAGGCCGTAGTTTAAGGTGCGAAAACTGAGGTAAGTTGCTGCGGTTTCCCTCACCTGATCGTAGCGGCGTAGCTGGAGTCTTGCAGGACATCCTCGCTCAATTCCAATCTAACACACTGACAAGGCTTTGCAAGTGAAAGGTTCACGAGGCCCCAGGAATGTTTCTAAAAAGTCTCTACCTCAATTAAAAAGAGTCCTTTGGGACGTTTTCTCTCTCTATATACGACAACGTGATACTGACGAAGACGGTTGTGGTAGCTGCATATCATGCGGAAAGCCCCTAGAAATAGGCACTAAAGACTGTCAAGCAGGGCATTACATCCCGAAAGGTCAAGGCGGATCTCACCATTTAGGATTACCTAGGTTCCCTAATGACGAACTGGCAGAACGTAATGTAAATTTGCAGTGTGCTGCCTGTAATTTGGTGGAGGGAGGCAACTTTTTGAATTACGAGAAAGGGCTTCGCCAGAAGTACAGTGATGAAGCAACGGATGAACTCAAGGAAGCAGGGGCAGTAAATCCAATCTTTAAACGATTAAAGCCTGATCTAATCGAAATCATCGAACATTACAAAAGCCTTCTGGCTTGAAAGTCCTATAAAAATTTCAAGGACAACAAGAGGTCTAAGGTACTCTACCCTACCTTATGCAGAACACCCCCCCTAAGCCCTTATAAACAAAGGGCTGTGGAGGTTTATTGTTAAGCGACAAAAAGTGCACAAAATGTCGCCTATGGGGAGAACTTCTTATACTTTCGTCTTGGCCTCAACTTGATTGATTCTGGATCGCCAAGAGCTACAGATGTGATTACTCCTAAAGAATCCTGATTAATCACGCTATTCGTTTTTTCTTCGAGATCATCCGCTACGTTTCTGAGTTCCTGAACCAATTTAATAATTTCGTTGACTGTGTTGTACTTTTCCAAATCGGTGAGCACTTCATTGCCGTTTCGGCGGTAGTGTTTTAATTTTTGTAGCCGCCAATAGATCGAACTCCAGAACTCAAAACTGACAACAGAATTTTCGGTCTCAACGTCAATTGACAATGACTCAGTGTGATTATCCCAACTGATATCAACAGTTATGTCGTTTTTTATTTTTTCAAGCATTTGATCGGGTGACATCATGTTCTCCTAACATATTTTTATGGGCTTGTCGTGGCAACTGCCATTTATCGTTGAATTAAGTGTGGCAATTGCCAACGAACAGTTTAAATTTGAGCAAATCGCTTCGATGCCTGTTCAATGATCAATTGGTGCTTTTGGCTTACACCTTCAGGGCTTAGTCCCTCTTCCAGCAGTTTAGTATGAACCCATCGTTTCCCAGCGACGGACATAGGGCGAAGATAATGCTTGTAATCGTGCGCCCAAAAATAGGCAACTCCCAAGTATCCTAGTGCTCCTACTTGCTCCAGATCGTGCCGTATAAGGGCATCTGTTGCGGCCCACGGCAGAACGTCTAAATTAATCGAATAAGTCATTTCTCGCCTCCTGCTCCACCTTGTTCCTTGTTAAGAATCAATCGGTATTCAAAAAGGCCGTGAGATCTATCGCCACGCGGCTGTTTTTCTACAAGGTGTCCACCGAATCGGTCTTTTCTCAAGTGCCTTAGCTGGGCGCTAACGGATGCATGAGGATCACCCGTTTCACCCGAAAGCTCGTCTAGTGTTCTCCACCTTGAATCCTTCATGCAATGGTAAACTCTAGCGATTTGACCCGTTAGCCGGATGTCATCGTGCGCTGGACTGTAGTCTGAACCGTTAAAATGGGCTGCTGGGGGATCACCTCGCAAGCAAGCGGGGCAAACATTGTGAATAACATCACTGTACTGATGACCTTTTTTACATCTAACAACTGCCATATTCTCACCTCACCTTGTTAAAATGGACAAATTGACCTAAAAATGTCCTTTACAAATTAATAATCCTTAAAAATCACTTCCACACCTTTCGATTGGAGGTAATCAAGAGCCTCTTCTGCTAACGCATCGGCTAGTGTTGGGTTCCAGTCTTCTCCTTCCGGATAATTATCGACAAAGCCGTAACTCTCTGCCAGTTCGATCAATTCACTGTAACAAGTAACTGCTTCTGCTTCTGTTTCTTTTTCTTTTGCTTCTCCCCAGATCCAATCTTCTTCAATGCGACCCGCGTCAAAGTCAGCCCCATCCCTTTGTTTTGCAATTTCAATGGCCGCCTCCGCCGATTCCGCCTCAATGTCGAGCGAAAGATGCCTGACCTCGATCATCCGCGCCGATACCTGATAAATTTTCATATTCTCACCTTTAAATTTAAGTTAATCCTGCAAATCACAGGCAATAACGCGCTCCAGGTACTATCACTGGTACTTATGACGCGCTATGGTCTGGAATTTAGTTACGCTTTATTCGCCTCCTATCCCAAACATCTCTTCGGCTGCGTCGCCAATGCTCATGGTGTCGGTATATCCAGCCGTGTATGAATCGCCCCACCAATGACCTTCGACTGTATTAGTCTGCGTATTTATCCAGATATTAGGGCCGCCAAAAGCAACCAATATGTGCGCACCTACGAATGTCATTATTCCGGACACCCGATACTCGATATCTAGCGCATCACAAATGTAGTCAAAGCCGGTCACTATGTCATTGGCATCATATGGCGCGTCATCCATTCCGGCATCTTCGTAAGTAATGCCATCGCTCAGGTTTTTCGCAATACTGTTAACGTGATCTATTAAATCTTGATTACTCATATCCTCACCTTGTTATAGGGCCAAATGTGACCCCTTCACGCCAAAAGCCCACATAAGCGGGCTTGGTTGAGTTAATTGTTGGTATGGTTTAGGTTTGCAGCCACTCGTCATAAGTTTTTAAAGGCTTGTTTGTTGTAACGTCAATTCCGTTTCCATTGTCGGCACACACCAAATAAATCTCATATTCGTTTGAATTGCTGCCTCTGGATTTTGTTTGCCAATCGGCTGATATTGTCGCTATTGGTTTGCCCTCGTGTGTTAGCGTTGTCATTTTCTCACCTTATTAGTAGTTGGATTTTAAGTGATTAGACCATTTCCCACACTAGGTGCCATTTTAGTTGATTCAGACCATCTGGCCGCCACTCGTAACAGTTCACATTGCCATGATCGTTAACCTCGTACACGATATCCTGCTGATCGGGATTGAGCGGATTGATTGAGTCTAAATCGTGTTGCTCCTGCCAATAATCCAGTGTGCCGATAGTGTAGGATTCTGCACAATCATCAATGTATGGCGTGATTCTAAGCTCGCCATCGTCCCAGCTAAACGCGGTAGACGCGGGTAAGATGTGACTGCAATGCTCGCCTACCCGATCACTGTAATATTCAACGTCGACGGTTTCACAGTTAGCGTCAACAGCTAATTCTTTATAGTACAAGGCTAAATCGGGGAATTGTTCGTTATACTGGATATTGGTTGATACTTCGGCAATGAAGTCTATACATTGCATTGCGGCGTCAAAGTCACTGGTAGTGCCTAGACTACAGCCTGCTACATGGTCAAATGTTTTATATTGCTTGTTCATATTCTCACCTTGTTATTAGTTAATCGGGTATTACTACCCAAAAACCCGCAATTAAGCGGGTAGTGGTCTATTGTTGGTGTGGTTTAGGTTTGTTCTGCCAGCACATCCTCGATTCGCTCCACCCATATAGGATGCAATTCTTCCATATCCGCGAGGGTTTCTGATAATGCTTTAGACTCTTTTCCATAAATCAAACCAGCATAGTTATCCTGTGGTTTGCAATTAAGAAACTTTTTGAGAGTTTCAATGTATCGTGCTTTAAATTCAAAATAGTCCATTATTTTTTATCCTGTAATGATGTTTAAGCAAATGGGTAAGACAAGGTAAGCGATATAGATCATGCCTAGAGCCATACATGCGTGGTAAATGTTTTCTGCGAGGGTATCGAATGGTGCGATGATTTTTAGTAACTTTTTCATAAATAGTCTCACCTTTTTGTGAATGTCCGACAAGAATAGGGCAATAGATGTAGCAGTAAACAACTATATGTTTTGTGAATATGGCACGATAATTGGTGCCTATAAATATCCCTGAAAATATGCTAAAATCTATTAAATAGAAACAAGACTAATCATTATTCAGAATGATTAAACTCCAGATATGGATTGATTAGAATGATATCTGGATTGGGTTTGTAGGTTGCTGCACCCATTCACACACCTTATCCTCGCAACCAACTATTATTCATCTGGTGAATGCCGCCATTCTCAGATCTATTCAGCTCCAGGTGTACTATCACTGAGATCAATAGTACCCACCATCATTTAGAATGATCTAGGCATAGCCCCATAATTGATTTGAATGATAATGGGGCGGGAGGGGGACAACGCAATGTTATTATTAGTAGTACCCACCCATATACAAAATAAGCCCAATTTAGAAAAAAGGCTTTGTTTGAATCTTTTTCAAGTTCTTGATTAACAACATTAATTAAACTTGTATTGCTAAATAAGTTTATTGCGGGTATTTTTGTCTGGTGATTGAGCATTCCCATTTAACGGAAAAAGACCGTGAGGCCATTGAAGAGCGTAAGGAGATACGTAAGCGGAAGCGTGGTCGGCCTAAGAAGTCAGAGGTAAAGGCCAAGAAGCAGGGTAATCGTGGGCCAGTAGGTCGTCCAAAGGGTGATGCAGCGATTATTAACGAGTATAAGGCTCGTATGCTGGCCTCCCCTAAATCCAGGTTAGTTCTAGAAACAATTTTCAATGCTGCACTTGATGATGAGCATAAGAATCAGGCGGCTGCATGGAAGATGATTATGGATCGTATGCTACCCGTGGCTGCTTTTGAGAAGGAAGTCGTGAAGGATGGTGGTCGTAGTGCTATCCAGATTAACATTACAGGCGTTGGTGCAGTAGACATCCCTGATCAACCCCCTATTGAGGCAGAATTTGAATGAAGAATATCGTGTTATCAATAAAAGAATTCCTCGCAAAGCTCTTTATGAAGGAAAAAATCAAGGAAGAAGCTAAATTAATTGCTGAAGACGTTGTTGATGAGATAAAACACAAGGTAAAAGTGAAAGAAATTAAAGAAAAAATGAAAAGGGCCAGAGATGCCAAGGGGCGTTTCTTAAAAGACGACCCTAATACTGAAAAAAACGAAGCGTATGATTGATTTTAATCAGTTATTTCTGTTTAAAGCCGATGTTGTCTCTGTTTATGACGGTGATACCATTACAACGGAAATAAGGCTCCCGTTTAATATTTCCAAACGCTCTAAGGTACGAGTTGCCAGAATAGATACCCCTGAAATACGCACCCGCAGCAAGGTTGAGAAGGAAATTGGCTATCGTGCAAGGGACAGGATGAAGGAACTCTGTGGTGATAGGGTCTGGTTAGAGTCGTTAGATAAGGGAAAGGAAGACAAATACGGTCGAGTCCTGGCTAACCTTTATACCTATGAGTCTCAGGAAGACATTGCTCAACTCCTGATCAACGAAGGTCTAGGTGTAGCTTACGATGGCGGGACTAAGACACACAGCTGGGGATGACCGAACTTAATATACAGTTGCTTCCCTGGCAGCAGGATGTCTGGAACGACACTACTCGCTTTAAAATCGTTGCTGCTGGTAGACGTACAGGAAAGTCTCGTTTAGCCGCCTGGATGCTGATAATTAACGCTCTACAGGCCGATAGAGGGCATGTTTTTTATGTCGCACCTACTCAGGGACAGGCCAGAGACATTATGTGGCAAACCCTTCTGGAGTTAGGCCATCCCGTAGTATCTGGCTCACACATAAATAATTTACAGATTAAATTAATTAACGGGGCTACCATTAGCTTAAAGGGTGCTGACCGACCCGAAACCATGCGTGGTGTATCCCTGAAGTTCCTTGTTCTTGACGAATACGCTGATATGAAGCCTGAAGTCTTTGAACAGATACTCAGACCTGCTTTGGCTGACCAGAAGGGTGGAGCCATGTTCATTGGTACACCGATTGGCAGAAATCACTTCTACGATCTCTATAAGTACGCTGATTTAGGAGATGATGAGACTTACAAGGCATGGCATTACAGTTCCTATGACAACCCCCTGTTAGACCCTGAAGAGATAGATACTGCCAAGAAATCTATGTCATCTTACGCATTTCGGCAGGAATTCATGGCTTCTTTTGAGGCCAGGGGTTCTGAAATGTTTCAGGAAGAGTGGATTAAGTATGGTACAGAGCCTGAATTCTCTGATTGTTATATTGCGATTGACCTTGCAGGTTTTGAAGAGGTAGGAAAAAAACGTGCCAAAAACTCCAGACTTGACAGTACTGCGATTGCAGTAGTCATGGTAACTGATCGAGGCGACTGGTATATTAAGGAGATTATTCACGGCAGATGGGATCTCAACGAGACTGCTCAGAAGATTTTTAACGCTGTAGACAAGTACGAGCCAATCTCTGTTGGAATAGAAAGGGGTATCGCTAAACAGGCGGTAATGTCACCTTTAACCGATTTGCAGAAGCGGTATAACAAGTTTTTTAGAGTGGTTGAGCTAACACACGGCAACCGTAAGAAAACAGACCGTATTATGTGGTCGTTGCAGGGAAGGTTTGAAAACGGCGTTATTTCTTTAGAAAAAGCTGATTGGAACATAAAGTTTCTTGATGAACTCTTTCAGTTCCCTGATCCGTTAACCCATGATGACTTAGTTGACGCACTCAGTTACATTGACCAACTAGCCCAAGTACCATACGGGATCAATGATATTGAGTTTGATGAACCTGAAATACTAGACGTTATTGCAGGATACTAATGGAAGACAAAGAAGAGCCAGAATTTCTCGATAGGATTAACAATCCTGAGAAATATCCTTACATAAAAAATGAGGATGGATCTATTTCAACTCACCGCATGGCGGCTGAGATTGATGACAAAACTGGAAATTGGATTGTTTTTCCTATGATTCAATTTGACGGAGAGTCTTTAAAGCAGTTTGAAACAAATCAAGATGCAATGGATGAGGCGATAGCAACAGGAAACTTTTTAGAAATGCCCTCAAAGGAAGAAGCTCTTGATTACGCAAAAGACGGGTATAAAGAAGGAACTGCATTAGAAACTTTCAACCCTTTAGCAAAGAAAGCAAACAAAGCTAATACTTTCGTAGAGGCTGTGGAGTAAACCATGAGCGATATATACGAAGCAGACCCATTATTGATGGAGCAATCTATCGAAGATTGGGTAATGACTAAGTGTGATGATTGGCGTGACCACTACGAGTCTAACTATTCTTACCGTTTTGACGAGTATTATCGTCTTTGGCGGGGTATTTGGGATGTCGCTGATAGCGAAAGAGCCTCTGAACGGTCAAGAATTATCTCGCCAGCCCTCCAGCAAGCGGTTGAATCTAACGTAGCAGAGTTAGAAGAGGCAACCTTTGGGCGTGGGAAGTGGTTTGATGTCTCCGATAATGTAGGAGATACAGATCGAAATGACGTACTTTTCCTGAGAAACAAGCTCACTGAAGACTTTGAGGACTGTAAAGTTCGTAAATCAGTTGCTGAGTGCTTAATTAATGCGGCTGTTTTCGGTACAGGCATAGGCGAAATTATCATTGAAGAGATGAAAGAGATGGCTCCTGCTACCCAAC